GGAACAGAAGCAGGTAATGGATTTTATGCGGCACATGTACCAAAGTTATTTATACACGATGAATATAATACAGTTCTCATTGAAAATATTTTAAGAAGACAAAAGGCAGTGTTAAAACAAGTAAATAAAGAAATAGAATCATACCGTAGGTCTACAATAGACCCACGCGCATTTGTAATTTTAGATGATTGTTTATATGACCAATCTTGGACACGTGATAAAATGATGAGACTGCTTTTTATGAATGGTAGACATTGGAAAATTATGTTAATTATTACTATGCAATATCCTTTGGGTATTCCACCAAATCTTCGTACAAATATAGATTACGTTTTTATATTGAGAGAACCTTATATGACTAATCGTAAACGTATTTGGGAAAATTATGCGAGTATGTTTCCTACTTTGGAATCTTTTAGTGCGGTTATGGACCAAACTACTGAAAATTATGAATGTTTAGTCATCAATAATAACGCAAAATCAAATAAATTAAACGACCAAATTTTTTGGTATAAAGCAGAAGGACACCCTGACTTCAAATTAGGTTCAAAAGAATTTTGGGAAATATCTAAAGGCATGGGTTCAGATGATGAAGATGAAGCATATGACCCAAGTAAAGGTAAAAAGAAAACCGGACAAAATATTAATGTAAAAAAAACGAAATGGTAATGAGAGATAAAAAAATTGTGAAATCCACAATTTTTGTTTATAAATTATAAATTACAAAATATAAAAGGATAATCTAACTATTATTACATATATGATATTATTTTTAAACCTACATCTTTATTCATTTGTTCGGATAACTTGTATGAGACGCGAGAAATAGTTTCGTTATATTTATATATATATGTTACCATATCCAAAATGGGTTTTTCAACTATTTTTTCAATATATTTATTAGCTGTGAAATGGTGTAATATTTCATATCCTTTTTTATCAAGAATACGAAATAGTCTTTTTAATTGAATATTTGTAGAAAATTTATGAAATAATTTAATATTTTTTAATATCAATGTGTATATTTTTCTAAGTTGTTGTGCTTTTTGCTTTTGTGTTATCCTAGAAAAATTAGATGATGTATTGAATATATCAAATGAACGGTTTATTTCAATAATTAAATTTTTATGTCTAATTTTTTCATTGTGTCTAATTCTCTCACTATGTCTTGTTGTCATTTTAATTACTTAATTAATATATTGTTATTTGTATTGTTATTTAGATTGAATAATATAAAGAAAAAGTAATTCAATTTTTTCTGCCTTCTATTATCGTAATGGATTATAATTATATAAAAATTCCAAACAAAAATGAGATAGACCATGAATACCAATAGCAATAGAAAATAATAAATATAGTATAAGAGGTTTATAATATTCATCAGTTTTACGGTTTCCATATTGAAACAACAGAATAAAGGCAAATAATAGAAATAACCCATTTAGAACGTGAGCATATAAAGAAGGTTTTAACAACATATTATAATGATATTACATTATAATATATTATAAGATATTATAACCATTTTACACAAATACATAGAAAACAACTTTCTGTAATATATAATTTTTGAGTTTCTAAACAAAGTTCACAAATAATATGGTCGCATTTTAATTGTATTGTATTTGGTTTTACTTCATGACATAATTGACAATATCTTATTGAACTATTATCTTCCATTTATAAAATAATTATATAAATATTATAATTTCTAAACAAATTGACTGCGTATATAATAACAAATACAATTGTAATTACAATGTTAAATATTACAAATACGAATTAGAATTAGAATTAGAATAAATTTTCTGGAAATATATTATCTTCCATATTATAAGAAGCTATTACTGTTTCCATAGGAGCAAAACTATTATCATAATCATCATCACTTGTATAATATATTTCACTATTTACATCATCATCATCTTCTTCTTCAGTATCATCGTTTTCTTCAATTAGTGTCAAATGATTGCTCATAAAATTATTATCATAAATGTTATTATATGGAATATATTTATCCTCTATTTTATCAATATAAAATTTACGTTTTCCATCTCTTTTTATACTACCTGTGATAATCTTTCTTCCAAATCTCGGGTTGAATTTCACAAATTCTTTTATTTTATTGTTTAATAGAATATCATATGATATTTTTTTATTACTTTCTGTAGAATATAAACTATGTAAATATAGTTTTAAATAAGGCTTCATTATTTTTATTAATTTTGTTGTTGGAAAATCTTTATGAATTTTTATATTATCACTATAATAATTAGACCTTATCATTTGTAATATTTTAGACCTCAATGTTTGTTCACTTGAATTGTTTATATAATCTTTTATAGCATAATCTCTAATAGTATCTTCATTCTCTAATTTAAATTTACTTAAACTAAAATTTGCCATAAAATAATTATGGAATAAAATGGGTATAATAATATTGGTTGATTTCATAAAAAAATAGATATTATATAGGTCTGCTTTATTAAAAGGCATATTGTTATATGGATTTTTACAAATCAATGGTTTTGAAAAAAAATAATCTGTATGTCCTAATGCTGAATTAACAATATTAACCAAGTCACTAATTGTAAATAAATATTTTTTATTATTTTGAAATAATACAAATACATTTTTATCGTCAATATGAATCGGATTTAAAAAAATATCAGTGCTTATTTGTATAAGCGCTTTTTTGAACCTATAATTTCGTATTGTTCTCGCAATAATATAATATTTTCGTTGTACTTTCATGAAATTATCCAAAAACAACTCTTTCGTTTCGGTGTTAAAAAAATCATTAAATATAACAAGTTTCAAATAATTAAATTTACTATAAGGCGTTAATGAAATTGATTCAGTGGTTGTGATAAAAGTATAGAAAATATTTTTTACAAAACAATTTTCAGATGTTTTAGTATTCTCATATTTGTTTATATAATGATAAAAATTACACATCGAGACTATATCATTTTTATTAATTACGAATAATAATTTTGATACATTAATAACAAATTGTATTAAATAATTGAATAAATGCATTAAATATATAAACATTAATAATTTTATATATTTTATATTTTATTATTATATTTTATTATTACTATTTGACGTTTTAAGCATTAAGTTCTAACTCTTGTTTTTCCATAGCATTTTTGAGTAATAACTCATTATGAAGTTTTACACTTTCTGAGTCAGCTACTTCGCGTTCTTCAAAATCTATATTTTCTTTTACACCAATTAAATTACCTTCATCATCTAATGTTTGTGTTAATACATTTCCTGATTTTTCAGCTAATTTGATATTTTCTTCAATTGCCTTTTTCTTTGTTTCTTTAATTCGGCGTTCAAATTCTTGTTTTGCCTTTTCTTCATTCTTTACTTTTTCTTGGTGTAATTGATTTAATTCATCTTCCATAAATTCTACACGACCAGTTTTATAAGCATCAGGATCCCATGGTATCCACATACCAACAGGTCCTACATAAATATCATGGTTAGGGTCATATTCGCGAAGTTTTTTGCATTTTATTTCAGCCTCTTCTTGTGTTGGAAAAACGCCGCGAATTTTTAATCCGCGAACAGAAGTTTGAAACGAATTTTCGCGGTTAAATTTCTCATTCAATTTATCTTCTTGTTTATCTAAAAAATTCTTATAATCATCTTCTACAGAACTTTCTTTTAATTTATCACCTTCTTCGTTAGAGAAATCATTTAGGTCAGTTAATACATCTTCAATGCTAAGGTTATATTTATAGGAAATAAAATGTAAAAAATCATTAAATTTGGTCAAAGATTTAGCAAAATCCCATTGTTTTACAAATTCATCAAATAAAAATACTTCACGCTTCTTTAGTATTTTTTCTGGAGAAATAAATGACATACATGCGAATTTTTGCCCAGCAATTGGTTGGTCTTCATCGCATAAATCAATATATTTAGGATTTGGTTGCCCATTTTCAAGTATTTTTCTTTCAAACCCAGACATTTCTATATTATAATTTAATAAATATTATTTAAGTGATTTAGTTATAATTATATATTTTATTATTTAGGATGTTTTTTTTTATTATTCTATTATATATCATTTAAAATGAACGGTATGATTGATTTCCCCGAACTTGTTAAGAGAATTATTAAATATTTAGTTCTCGGTCTTTGTATTGCTGTAGTAGCTATTGTAATCCCAAAGAAATCACTTAATGTTGAAGAAATTATTATTCTTGCCCTTGCTGCTGCTGCTACTTTCAGTATCCTTGATACTTTCCTACCATCTATTGGTGAAAGTGCCAAAATGGGTATTGGTCTATCAGTAGGTTCTGCTCTTGGTGGTGGCATTAGAACTTTAGCAATGTAAGTTGAAGGAAACCAATGTTTCCCATCACGCCCCTTCCTTTTACAATGAACATTTTGTCATAAATATATTATTTTTTCTTATATAATATATTTTCAGTATAATCAAACATTTTCCCCATAAAAAGGAGGGGATGTGATGGGAAACCTTGGTTTCTCGCATACTAAACACTTGGGAAAAATACCCAATCCAAATCTTTACATACTTTTTTCCATATCATATCTTGCTCTAATTGTTTTTCGCGGTCTTTCATCATCGGTATGTAAGGTAAATATTGGGTTTGGTCTAAGAGAACACACAATTGATGTAATGTATAAGTATAATTGAAAAAATTGGTGCGATTGACTGGACAATGTGTAGCCCATGGTTTTTGTATCTCAATAAATAATACACATAATGTTTCGTGTAGTTCTTCATTCATTATTGGTGGTTTTATTCCAAAAATAGAATTTATATATTGTATATGTTCAAAATATTTATTATATCCTAATTTTCGTAGGATTTCGCGCATTTTATCATAATTAATAAGTGACATATCTTTTATACGTTCTTTTTTAATTCTGGCTCTAATTGCTTCAATTACTTCATCTGGTATCTGTGTAGTTTCTTTTGCTTGGAATTGTGATAAAATCTCTTTAAAATGGTTAAGTCGTATATACGCTGTATAAGATACTTCATTTGGAGGTTCTTTATTGGTCGGTTTTGAACTATCTATAATATAAGTGATAAATTTACCACAATCGTTATTATTACATATCAAAATACCTTCTTCGTCTTGTGGTATAAGTTCTCCTTTACGACAATTTTCACATACATCCGATTGGATTACAAAATCTTGTAAATTTATTATTTCGTTATTTACATTTCGCCAATAATTTTGATAAAGTTTTTTAGAATGAGAATATTTATCACTATTTAAATTGGAAATAGTGTCATTGTTTGCTTTAATTTTGAAAAAAGAATTGAGAACTTTTACATTTTTGTTATTATCTCCTGATGATATTTTCTTTTTTTCCTCAAAATAATTGAAAATATATTTGGAATTATCTAACAAATAACGTTTTTTTTGTTGTTTCAATTCTTTCACTTGTGAATTGATATTATGTATTTTATCGCGAATATCCATATAAGCGTCAATTTCGTGTTCTTTTAAATTAGATATCATAGATTTGAGTTGTGTTTTCTCTTCCATTAATTTAGGTATTATTTCGGTTTCGTTTTCATAAAATTGGTTTAGCATTTCAGTATGTTTTTCATCTATTGTGTTGGATTGTTTTGGAGGAGGTTTTTTTGGTATTGTTTGGTTCATTTTGGTTTAAAATTATATAAAAATTATGTTGAAGTATTTATATAATTTTTTATGGGGAATATATATAATATTATAAAATGAGTAAAGCAACAAATAAAATAGATAAAAAATATAATTTCAAAGAAGGGTGTGATAATGCGAGAAGTGATGCAAAACACGATTTTAAAAATATTTCAAGTATTAAAAAAGATATTCAAACATATGTAAGCAAAAATATTCCTTCAATTAATACAAAAATTTGTAATGATGAAAATAATACTCATCAATTAGATGAACATGGTTTTTTAGAAAAATATATTTTAAATCAAGGCAAATATAATGAAATGAATAGATTTTTAAAAGACAAAAAATTTAATAATGAGAATGAAATAAAAGCTATTTTTAATAAAGAAGTAACAGAACGATATAACATAATAAATGTAATTAGAAAACAACATGATAATAGTGAAATAATGAGAAAATCATTATTACAAGAAGCTTTAAAAGAATTAGGTGTATTAAATGATGTATATTTTATTTGTGATGTAGCATATGCAAATATTCGTGAAGATTTAACTTATGTAAATAAAGATGACGCTCAGACATTTTATTGGGTTCAAAACTCCCAAACATTATATGACCCAGCAGGCAAAACTGCTTGGCACACTGGTGCTGAATATGGTTTTAAAAACGATAATAGTAAATTTTTGTTTTGTTGGGAAAATTTGAATAAAAAAGCAATTACATATTATCCACATTGGGAAAATGATAAATATGAAATAGATTGTAATGATGATAATGAAAATAATAAAATTATATTTTCAAATAAAGATTTGTATTTAGTTACCAAAGGTAATAAAGCAAATTTAAATGATTACCATGAACATGAAGCTATATTAATAATAACCAATCCTGATAAACAAGGGTATTATGCTTTTGCTGATAAACATTATTCTGCAAAAGGTGATGGTATATTAAATAAATCTGAAATTTTATCCTATCGTGAAAAAGGTAATTCTTTAAAGCAATTTGTAAAATTATTACAAAATAATAATAATAAAGTAAATTTAAGAGAATTAGAAGATTATAGCGCATCTACACAAGTTTTGGCTAAAAGAATAGGCGATTCATCACAATCTCAATCAACTTTAAAACCTTTTTTTGAATTACAAAAATTTTCAAAACCATCACAAGGGTATAAAGGAGGAATAGTTGATTTTGTTTCAAATGGTAATCATGCGTTTATATCATATGATGCTATAGCAGTAGCAACATCTATAAACTATAACGCACCAATTGTAATTCATAATTCTCAAGGAGGAATGATTATCTATGTTCGCAAAAATTTGGTTGGTTTAAAAATGCAATTGGAAAATGTTAAAACCAACTTTGATAATCAGTATAAATTTACAGAATTTTCGAAATTATTAGAGAATTTCAATAAATTTATTATTAATTATAATAGTATTAAAGTTATATTAAATTCTATTGGAGATATTACTGATGATAATATGTATAGGGGTTTACTAAGTAAATATTTTGCTTTTGTTCCTATTTTTTTATTATTAAAGGGATTTAATGGAAATATTTTTAAAGATATTGTTAGTAAAGATGAAAATTATTTTAAAATAGACGTTTTAAAAAATTTTATTGATAACGAAAATGAAAAAAAAATTGAAATACTTAGCGATATAGACACCTATATAACGGCACAAAATGATTTTTTAAATAGTTTAAATATAGAAGAACCAGAAGAAATTAAAATAAAATCTAATATAAATGAAGGATTAAAAATTCAAAAAACCTTTTCTAATTTGAAAAGTTATTACAATGAATTAAAAAATGCTAATCTGGTTTTAATTAAATGTAATGATATGTATGATTTTATAAATACCAATATTAATAGCGATATAAATAAAGTTATTCCAAAAAAAATAGCCGATCATATAAAGTGTTGTGAACCATTTAATCGTGCAAGCAATTCTATGAGTGAACCTAGAAATCATAATGCGTTTATTGAGCGGTCTACACAATATTTTGGAACAAATACTATTATTATACCTATTTATGAAAGTTTATCTAATAGTGTAGAAACCAATATTAAAGAAATATTTGAAACTAAATTGCTTGATAGTATATCTAAAATAAATGAAATAGCAATTAAAAATACTAATGCTGTTTTTTTGAAATTGTTAGATATTACAAAAAATGAATTAGAATTATTAATACCTATAGAAAACAGTAACCCTACTGTAGGCAATGAAGAATATACTGAAGAAATTATTGAGAAAGATAATCAAGAATTAGAAAAACAAGTTACTCAATTGGATATTTTAACAAAAGATATAGAAAAATCAAGTAAAAAAATATCAGAATTAGAAGCGAACGCAGAAATAATAAAACAAGGAACACTTACAATAACAAAACGTCCTATTCAAATTGATATTGATGATAAAAAAAAGAAGATACAAATATATAATGATAATATATTATTTATTAAACGACGAATTAATGACTATAAAAGTTTTTTTATAAAACATAATTTATTAATTCCACAAACAAAACAAAAATTTCCAGGTATGGTAAATAAATTAATAACCATTTTAAAAAATACAAACCTTATAGAAATTCATTTGAAACATATAATTGGTTCTTTCAGTAAAATCGAACAACCAGCTGAATTGGTTTCAAATGATAATACTAAAAGTATAATTGAAGAAATAACTAAAGATACGGATGGGTTCAATGCTATAGAAATATTTTTAAAAGGATTTCTTGGTTGTATGGTTTTTTTACAATATAATAGTAATAATGGAATAAAAATACCAACTATTTTAAAAATGGGTGTTGCTGGACAAAAAGCAGAACAATCCACAATTATAACCAATTTTATTAAAGTAGCCTATAATCTATTATTTAAAAATGATAATGAAGATAATTTAAAAGTAAATAATATTTTAAAAGATGATGAATTATATCCATATGATATTGTAAAGTTTAAAAAAATTGGAATTGATAAAATTGGAAAAATAGTTAGAAAAATGCCTAATGCCAACAATTTTAAATATAATATTAGGGTAAATAATGAAGCAGAAAAATATATAGATATTGAACATAGTAATATTATTCAAAAAATTTATTATGATAATACAAGTGATGATGTTATATTAAAAGATGAAGATTATAACGAAATATATAACGATATAGATGAAAAAAATAATTGTGAATATGATGAAAACGCATTTAAAAAATTAATTGATATGAATGTTATTTCATTCGATGAAAAACGATTGGATAAATATAAAGAGTTTGAAAATTATAACGCAAATCAATTTAATTTTAATAAAGTATTATTATTATATTTAGAATATAGATTAAATATATATACAAACAAAGAAAAACCTCCTACTAATTATCCAGAATTAACCCGATTATTTACAATGCT